ACAAGATTTTCACTACCGCCACCATATGTGCCGCCACTTGCTTTAAGAGTAGCTTCAATATCTTCTTGTATAAATTTATTGTAGGCTTGCTGCGGAAAACATACAGCGTGTCGGTCTGAGGACAAGCTATCAAAACTATATGCAGTTAAACATTTTCCCGCTCTATCGATGCCGTTTCCTTGATGGCAATATACGGCTACTGGTGCTAACACTGTCGGTGTACAATCTCCGCCGCCAGGAGCCCGCAAAGTTTGTGCAAGTCCCGGCAAAAACGATTGATTATACCTATCTACTCCGCCGATTGCTGTTCCAACGCAGTTTTGAGCATCGGCGGCAATTCCTTGCCACGGCGTTCTGCCCGCCTCAAAATACCCTCGCAGGCTTTCGCGCTTAAATAGTATTTCTTGGGCACATTCGCCTCTAAAATCTGCGACAAGGTAGATTCTACGGCGGCGCTGGGGGACTCCCCAATATTGCGCGTCAAAAACTCGGTATGCAATGCTCCATCCGTCTCCACTGATACAATCTGCATATGCCCAGCCAGCTTGTGGAACCGCAGGCATAACGGCATCCTTTTCTTTGACTCTAATAAATTCTTCAAGGACGGTTCTAAAATCTTCTCCTCGGTTACTGCTAAAGGCTCCGGGAACGTTTTCCCAAATAGCGTATCTTGGATAAACTCCATTTGTTGCTTCCCTCATTTCTTTGATAATTCTGATTGCTTCTAAGAATAAACCGCTTCTTGTTGTTTCATCATCGCCCATATCAGCGTGTTTCAACCCTGCTCTTTTTCCCGCTATCGACATATCTTGGCAAGGACTGCCGAATGTGATTATATCTACAGGCTCTATTTCTCCGCCCTTAACTTTGCTAACATCTCCCAAATGTTTCATTTTTGGGAAACGATTTTTAGTAACAGCTATCGGGTATGGCTCAACCTCTGCCGCATAAACAGGCTCTATCCCGCACAAGCTTGCTGCTAAAGGAAATCCTCCACTGCCATCAAATAAGCTCATTAGTTTCATATCAATCTCCTATATACTGCCTGCCGTATCTAGGTGCAACTCTGCTTCTGTTCGTATAAGCTCTCCTGCGGCATTATATGTTCTTACTGTTTCCACATAACCTTTAAGGTCACAGCCTAACTCCACATTATATGCCCTGCTATCCTCCCATGTGCTATCTTCTTCGTACTTAAGCAACCAGTGATTTCTGCGATGCCATACCGGATTATATTCTGCTTGTCGTTTCTTTTCCATTTTTTCGTTAAAACTACGGGCCATTACCTTTACTCCTCTCTACATCAAGACTTTCCAAACTAAATACTGGTCAATCTCCATACCTACCCCAACGCACACTCCTTTAAATTACCAGCTTATCCAACCCGGTATTACTGTTATTCTAGGTATAATAACTTCCCATGGATGTTCGGAACTTGGTCTACCATGTTTTTTGTTGAATTGCACGATTACTCCCGACTTGCGTTTCCTTGACGATTTAGCATAAACAGAAGAAGCCATTATGTAAAAAGCTCTGAACTCTTTTATTGTTTTTTTATTCCTCATTGCCCGCACCCTAGAAACTGATAACATTTACATTGGTCTGTTAGTTTAATGGTTTTTACGTCTTTCACGTTATATACAGTAAATTCACTCCTTATATCTCCACTAATGCCAGTTGCAAAAATCTTTGCTATTTTCAATGTATTCACTCCTTTATTTTGATTTTTCCTTACCTCTTGTCTATATTATAGCCCCCCTTTATCCTGTTGTCAAGTATTTTTTTGAAAAATCGCAAAATAAAAAAGCAGGGCAAAAGCCCTGCTTTTTCAAAATTTAATTAATGTCGGATTATGTTTGAGCTTTCTCGAAACTTTACGTTTTATGGCAGCGTTTAAATCGTCGTCCCGTATCGGTAAAGCTATCAATAGCTGCGATAATGATATATATACATCTGCCATTTTTTCTACAATCTTACTGTATTGCGGCTCGCTTTTTACTAACTGTTCAACTAATTTAGTGCTAGAAATGCAGCAGCTTTCTATGATTTTTTCTTTCGTTGCAGCTTTAGCAATACATTCTATGCTCAATCTGTCTAATATCATAGCAGACGGTAGCACACGATTTTTATTTAAGGTTTGGTTTTCAAACATTTTTGTCCTCGCGTTGGGCTTCATTCCATTTTCTAGTCGTTTCAAGAATTCCGTCACCATATGCGCCTGATATAGACTGTCCGCAGTTACATTCAAAGTAAAAGGATAGTCCCAGTTTTAATTTCGGCTGACTTTTGCATTTTTTACAAGCTGCAATTTTTAATTTTAAGCTGGCGTTTTTCTTTGCCATAGCTATAAGCCCCTTTCTGTTTTTTCATCTAACGGAATACCCACATCAACTAACTGCTTGACGCCTTTCAATATGTGGTCTATAGAGTTTTTCCTCTTTTGAATTTTTAAAATGTATCCTACTAAATTCGCGCACACTACGGCTGCATGAAATTCGTCTAAATTTAAAAAACATTCGTCGCTGATTAAATCGCCTGTTGCTTCCCTTCTTATTCCCACAACGACAACACTGTCGTTTTCTTTAGCTAATATCCGGGCTGCTTCTTGAGCGTTCATATTATCCCCCTAAATCAATTCTAAAATCGCTTGTAATTCGACTTCTGTATTATATTTTTTTACGTCATCCTCAAGGCTAAAACGGTCTTTAAACCATAAAGTTAAAAAGCAACTCATTGTAAACAGGCGAATGAAAAACGCGCCATAATTTTTTAAATAAATCTGATGAAAACCAAACCAGCCGAAAAATGACCATAGATATAAAGCTCTATCAAAATCAATGCTTTTTTTTGCAACTTTCATCCTGAATTTTGTTTTCCCTGTTTCTGAAAGTTTTTCGTACTGGTCGTTAATAAATTCCTCTTTAGTTGAATAATTCATAAGTTGTAGCATAGTGTTTTACCCCTTTCTTTTTATAAAAATTCTGAAACTAATTCATACCCTTCGTGATTCTCGTTGAAGCATACTTTATTATTTAAATTTTTGGGTACGTCTTTCAAGATAATACTTGCCCTAATACCTAAATACCTTACTGCCGGGTTAACCTCTTTGAACGTTTCTTTAGCTAAATATCTAGCTTCACTGTAGTTATACGCGAATACAGCTATACTCCCCAGCTCGGGAAAGTCTTTGCTTGAACATTTAAAAGCCATAACTTTTTCATATTGCTTTATCATATTCGCCATATCACAGCCCACCTAACCAGCCGCGCCATATCGGATATTCTATCAACACTTCGGCAAGTCCGGCACTTAATTTAACCGCAAAACTCACTAATCCAGCGGCGGCAGCAACTTTAATTATTGTTTTCCACTCAAACAAATTATCAACTCCTATCTTTACTTATATTATAGCCCCCCTCTATTCTGTTTGTCAATAGGGTAATAAAAAATATAGTCCCTGTTAGAAGCTGGTAGGCAGAAAAACCCCTAACAGCACACAGTATTACTACTGTCTACTGAAAAGAGGTTTTTGCGATTGCGTCCCCGCCGTCGCTGTATAGTTGAATTGCTAGCCATTTCATAGCGTCCCCAACGTCCCACGCTCCATGACTTACCCCCGCGCACTCTGCGCCCGTTGCCGCCAGCCGTATATTTTATAGACTATGCCTGTCTAAAGGTATATACACCATACCAGAGTAGGTTGACCTCTGCCAACTTCCTCCCCGCATAAAGCCCACTACAGCTAAAGCGGCTAATAGTTTTTGCAATCAAAAAACTACTAGGGGCAACGACTTTATAAACTTGGCTCGTTGCAGCACCAACCATTTTTTATACACAGGTGGGGTTATTCTGTGTCATTCCTATAGAGGTAAGGAATTTTTTCTATTTTTAGTTAAAATCTAGTGTCAGCATTTACTTTTTTTGTCTTGACATTACTTTAAAATTTAGATATAATTTTCATATAGGCGTAGCAAAAGGGACTCTTAACCTTCATAGGCTATAAGTTTAGGCGTTTACCCTGCTTTAGGTTATAAGGTTATAAGTTGATAATTAGTGTCAGCAACATTTTTATTGACATTGTTTCTTTTCTTACGCTTGCGTATGAGGCAGCAGCTCTGTAAAGAGTTGCTGCTTTTTTATTATAACCGCATTTGATAAATTTGTCTAGTTGTGGATAATGTGGATAACTCTGTGTATAAACTATATATAGTATTTAAACAGGGGAATTAGCCTATAAAATCACAAGATATAGTAAAAATAAAAGTTGTAAAAATTTTTAGCTTGACTTTTTAGCAATGGAGCTTATAATTTAAATGTAATTACAAAATGCGTTAGGGGGGGCAATGCCTGTTCTCGAACGAATCAAAAGCCGCTCCCCGATAGTTCCTAACGTCGTGAATAACAAGAACATCACAAGCGCATATTTTCTTTTTCAAAATAAGTATCCTTTCTGTATGATTTATTAAAAAAATCTTAGTAGGTTATCCCTAGAATGCAGCTATACATTCTAGGGATTTTTTCTTTTTATTTTTTTCAAAATTCACTTGACACCTTCTCGTATTCGCTTTATAATGAGAATAAGGGGGGGCTACAAATGAGGTTTGTGTTAATGGCGTTAGGGACTGGTGTTGTTGCCGCAACAGCGGTATTCGACACATTTAGTCAGATATTAAATTTACTTTTTATCACGGTCAGCAACCAGCGACATTGCTTGCTGAATTTACTTTACTTTATAAGCGCAGTTCTTGCGCTGCTGGTGATTTTGAAATGAGGGTCATATTAAATCCTTTAATGCCGAATAAAGACGGTTACTTGATGCCTGTAAAGCCGTCACAAGTCTATCATTGCGATAACATAAATCAATTTGTTACGCAAGTTGTTAAATCCGGCTCGCTCAATACTGAATATGTTGATTTGTGCAACATAGTTGGCTATTCAGAAGAAAAGGCGGATGTTGAAACATTAGTCGAGATTTTGAAAGACTTATTTTTTGAAAAACATCTAGCTTTAACAGTGGATTTTGACGAATAAAAAAACGCCTGCACAAGACGCACAGACGTAAAAAAGGAGTAAGCCGCTACACATAAATAATATAACTAAATATGTGCTTAATCAAACTTAAAGGATTACTAATGAGAAAGAAGGGCAAAGCTATGCAGATTAAATTCCCATTACTGAACGCAGAAGATATAGAGATACGCGTTAACCGTATCATTAAGTGCTATGCCGAGAATGCACAAGGCGAACGTGTTGAATACTACAAGGCAGATTTACTGCTTTATAAAGACGCTCGTGTTGATATGTATTATTTAGATAGATACGTCGGGGCGGATAGCTGGCAAAGAACGCACAGGGCAGAAGGAAACGACTTCATCTGCGGAATATCCATAAAAAATGAAGCTGGAGAATGGATAACTAAAGAAGATGTAGGCGAATTATCCAACGTTTCAGCGAATAAGGGGCGCGCTTCCGACGCTTTTAAACGTGCTGCTACTAATTGGGGTATAGGGCGGGAATTATACAGTTCCCCCAAAATTCAGCTCATACTAAAAAAATATGAAACGTATATCAACAATCGAACGAAAAATGTAGCGTTAAGCAATGATGTTTCTTTTTTCGTTTCAGAAATTGAATACGACGAAGCAAAGCGTATCATTAAAGCTCTTGTGATTAAAGACGGGAACGGTAACTATCGTTTCGCCTACCCGGACGCCAAGCGCAACGAGATACAGAAACGAATCGAAGCAGCGCAGCAAGTCGGCGCATTAGTTGCCGCCAGCGTCGAAAAAGGCAAAGAAAAGCCTTTGCCTGAAATCATCCCAGTTAAGCGGGAACGGGCAGAGGAAGCACCGCCCGCTATTAAGCCCCAAAATACGCCGCCACCTAAAGATGATGACACACGGAATATGTGTATCATGTGCGGTGTCGGAATAAGCAAAGCTGTAGCAGCTATATCTAACCGTAAAGTACAGCAGACAGTTTGTCTGCAATGTCGAGAAAAAATTTTGAAAGGCAGGTATAAAAAGTGAATTTAAAAGGTATCGTTTCAGGTGTAGTGTGCGAAAAATGCGGGGCAGTAAAGCTGTTTCCTTTTTCAACAAAAGGTCAGACAAAAATCAAAGCCCGGTCTTTAGGCTGGACTATTTCTAAACAAAAGCAAGTCGGTACTGAATGGCGTTCTGTCTGTAAATGTCCCGATTGCGTGAATAACGGTTAAGAAAAAGCCCCTAGCATGTCACACAATCGACGCTAGGGGCTTTTAATTTTATCTTGCTTATGTTTCCTTGTGTTGATGATTTAAACGGCTTATAACTTAAATTTGACGTTCTCGCACTTTAAAACCTTTACATTCTACTATTGCCGCCGAATTTACTTTCTTATTGCTGACGCTGCTATT